ATTCAGGGAGGGCGTGTATTGAACTGGGAAGAAACTACATCGGCATCGAGAAGGACGAGAAGTTTTTCAACGCCAATAAAATTGAACCATAGGGAATGATTATCCTGTAATGAACCAGATAATCATTCGTGCGATGCCGAGGGAAATTGAACTTAAAAAGGACGAATACACACTTTACGACAATACCACCTACTATCGAAAAAGTGCTTGGGCGGGGCGAACGCTGGGTGAGGTGTTGGCGGATGGAATGGGTGAAAAACACGCCCCGAACTGGGTGAATAAGCGTTGTTGGTGCGATAAAGTCTGGGGTGGGTGTTTTGATGACGGAGAGGAGTTTATCGTGAAGTGGGTGTAATCACATCGCCCCGATGTCGTCCAGCGGAATATCAACGATTTCGTTATGAGGGGCGTCCTTCGACTGGCGACGACTTCGAGCGACCAAATCCGCCTTCACAATATAATTTTCAGGTTTATTCACGATGACTTCGGTAAGTCCATTTGTTAGGGCAGGACGCTTTATTTTTTCTCCATCAACTTTCGGGTATTTATCTTTATATTTCTTTATGATGTCGTCCTCTATGATGGGGGCGATTTCTTCGAGGTTTTTTATATCAGTTCGTATCATATTCAACATATCCTTCGCATTCTCTCGAACATCGCGTTCAAGAGCGAGTTCAACGGACAATTTTCGGCACAGTTGTCCGTATTGGAGTGATACGAGGCGGTGGCGTTCGCTGCGTTGGGCGAGTTGGAAATAACTGTCGAGAGATTTGATGACCCCGACGAAGACGGAGGCAATACCGAGCACGATATTTATGTCTTCGTAGTCAATTTTGATGCCAGTAGTAAAACCGATGATGGAACTCAACACAATAACGGGAATGTTAATGAGGTTGGACGCAAGGGCGTATTTCTCGTGGGACAATCGGTGTAAAATCGAAAGACTTTCTGCCTTTTCTGCCTCCTCTTTAAGTAGGTTTTCGAGGTTGTCGTCGTATTCTGGTGCTTTTCCCGCCATTTCACCTTCGGTAATTTGCGGAGCAAAGTTCTATAATAAAAAGAATACGGAAGTTATGTTTATATAATGGATTACGAATATGAATATGCTCCGTATGGAAATACAACGCCAGAATTGAAAATTAAGAACGACCGATATATCCGCCATAAAAGTTGGATAGAACCTTTAATAACGGAATGGACTGCTTTTGTTTCGAGAAACCATATTCGACCTTGCGAATGTGGGAGTAATGTGCGGCTGACGAGTGGGATAATCCGTCGGCATTTTGCGAGTGAGAAGCACTTAAAGTTCATCGCAAAATGGACGGAAGAAGACCAGAAGGAACTGACGGAGTTTAAGACAAAAAAGAATAATAAAACGAAATGACGAGAGATTTTATATGCTTTACGCGTTGAAAGTGATGACCTACCATTCAGGCGAACACAAACGAAAGGAGAAGTTTTTATTTAACGATGCGGATAGTATAACTCCGCCATCCACGCCGTCGTCTGTGCCCTCCACGCCGAGAGGTAAATCGCCATCGCCGAGAGATTTTTGTGTCTGCTGTGGGTGGGCGTGTTGGTGATATAAATTGAAATAAACATAAATCTCTCGGTAATACATATCCAAACCTATAATTATGGACGAACTATCACTCGCACAAGCGAAAATCAACCAACTCACCCGCAGGATTGAAGAACTGGAAGAAATCCTCCGCGAAGCACGCCTTCACGCCCTCGACCAGCAAACCCAATACGACCTCCTCGAACAAGAAGGCACGAACCGATGCTTCTGTGAAAAGTGTGAGGAATACCTACACGAAAGATATTGTGCCGACTGTTATGCGGAGATGGTGAGTGAAAACGAAGACGACGACAGCGAAGACGACGACACTCAACCGAACAGTCCCGCGTCCAAAATTATCCAAGATTGAAAAAAATTGAAATGGATTTTCATCATATCGCCAGACGACAAGTCATTCACATCATACAATCAAGATGCCGTTCGTTCAATTAATCGGGTTCGTTTCATCAAGCAAAACCAACGAAAAACTACAAAAATTACGCACACGGAAAAATTGCGACAACTGTGAGGAAATCATCGTCGGCGGTGAAGCGTTTGCCCCTACTGACGAAACCGTCGTCTGTGCTGAATGCTGGGAGAATATCAAGACAGGTCGCAAATGTGATTACGAGTGGAGTTTATCAAAGTCGCAGACGCAGTCGAAGAAGCAAACTAACGCGGAAGAACTCGCGGACATAGTGTCCTTTCTTGGGGAAATGTCCAAGACAGATGGAAACCAAGTCATATTCGCACCCGTAAAAAAGTAATCGAAAAATAAGAGACAGGGGGGTCTTTTTTTTCACACACAAACGAATTAATAATAAAAACAAACAGACAATAACAAATATAATCAAATCAAAATGGCGAGTATTCCCTCTAATGGCTATGCCGAAGTTATGGGCGGAACAAATAACTACTCTGGAAGCAATTCGTATGATGCGACTTGTCCTCGCACACCGGTCGCGCCCGTCATCGGCAACGACCTCACAAATAAAACCTATGTTGATGCTGCTACTGGCGGTGGAATAATCGGCACTCTAACTGATAAGGGGTCTCTCATAACAGCCAACGGCACTATTCCAGTTGTTTTCGACCAAAATCCGTATCAAACCGCACTCACTACGACAACGGTGTATGATTGGAACTCTCTCGCAATCGGGCAGTCCCGCAACTTTACCACTACCGTCCCCACACTCATACCTCTCGGGGCAGGAATAACCATAACCTATTCAGGCACAGACAGCATCAAAGGTAATGTTACCGCCGTCGTTGGAACTACCATCACCATCACCATCACCAACCTCGCATCCGCATCATACTCCTCTACCTTTTTGCTACAAACAAGCTCACCATCGGGAGGAGGTGGCGACTATACAAATGGGACTTTCCCTTTTAATTCCGCCGTCACTACCCCTAACCCCCCTAATATACCCGCCAACACGATTATAACCGACGGTGTGGGGTATATATATTCCTCCGCCGCAACAGGAGTGCCAGTCAGTATCACCCCGACTATTATCGGTTCAAATATAACCCGACCAACCGCCACACCATTTATCACACTATCTCCGTTTCAAAATCCCACGGTCACCCCTACCAATTTCAATTTTCCTTCTGGTTGTTTTGTTGGCACAACACAATCCCCTTCTGTCCAATTTGCTTCTGCTGGGCAACCATATTATGTTGGGTTTCCCGCGGGTGGCACATTTATCCCCCCTAATTATGTCGGGTCTCTCTCGGGTTATACCCTCGCTTATGGAACTGGGTCTATCGTAATCGATGATGATATTGCCCTCATCGCTGACGCTCTCTCTCCAACTGGTTTGGCGTGGGGTGTTATTAATCCCGCATCTATCGGTGCGGTCACCAGCGTCAGCGGTGGAACAAGTATCGTTATGTCTGGAACAGTCCCCGCCCCCATCGTCAATCTTAATATCACCAATACAAACACCAACGCAACATACTACCCTACCTTTGTTGCTGGTTCTGGTCCTCAAGCACTTCTCGCTGATACTACTACTGGTCCAATTAGTCTTAATCCCTCAAACGGTAATTTTAATGTCGTCGATACACTCAAACTGACGCAGACGCAGGTGGCGGTTGGTAAAAGTGCTGGAATAACCACACAAGGAGCGAATAGCATAGCGGTTGGATTGAATGCTGGGAATAACAATCAAGGTGCTGATTCTGTTTCTGTTGGATTGAATGCTGGTCAAACAAATCAAGGAGGTGAGTGTATAGCAATTGGGAAGAATGCTGGTGGTATTTCACAAGCAACCAATTCTATTGCTATTGGAAAAGAGGCAGGGTATTCAAGTCAAAATCTTGGAATTGCTATTGGTAATGAGGCAGGTAAAACTTCACAAACAACAGGTGCTATTGCTATTGGTAATGTAGCAGGGACATCATCACAAGGTCAATTTGCTATTGCTATCGGTGCTTCTGCTGGTCGTGGTCTAACATCAGGACAAGGAAACGAAGCAATTGCTATCGGTTATAATTCTGCTAGAACAAGTCAAGGTTCAAAGAGTATTGCTATCGGTCAAAGCGCTGGTGATACTACACAAGGAAGCGAAGCAATTTCTATTGGATATCAATCTGCTAGAACAAATCAAGGTTTAAAGAGTATTGCTATCGGTCTTAATGCTGGTGATACTACACAAGGTCAGGATAGTATTGCTATTGGAACACAGGCAGGTGAAACTTCACAAGCACGGGATTGTGTTGCTATTGGTTGGAACGCAGGAAGAGCAAATCAAAGCCGATTTGGTGTTGCGGTTGGGTTTGAGGCGGGTGAAACTTCACAGGGACAGACTTGTGTTGCTATTGGCGAGAGGGCAGGCAACAATACGCAATCCATAGGTAGTATTGCTATTGGTTATCAGGCGGCTCTAACTACACAAGCTCGGGATAGTATTGCTATTGGAACACAGGCAGGTGAAACTAATCAAGCCACGGTTGCTGTTGCGATAGGGTGGCAAGCAGGGTTTAATACTCAAACCATAGGTGGTGTTGCGATTGGTTATCGGGCGGCGGCGGTAACGCCGGTTCGGGATGCTATTGCTATTGGAACTTTCGCAGGTGAGAACAGTCAAGGTCAGGATAGTATTGGTATTGGAACTCAGGCAGGTCGAACTTCACAAGGGACCCGAAGTGTTGCGATTGGAAGAGATGCGGGTATAACTACACAATCATCTCAAGCTGCTGCTGTTGGTTATCTGGCTGGGTCATCATCACAGGGCGCTAATTCAGTCGCAATCGGTGTTAGTGCTGGACAAACTACACAAGGAAGTGATTGTGTCGCAGTTGGGGCTAACGCAGGAAAAAATTCACAAGGAGCAGGTGCGATTTCTATTGGTCTCAACGCAGGGTTTGGCTCCACCTCGGGACAAGGTGCGAATGCGATTGCTATTGGAGCGAACTCTGGTGTTGCTTCACAATTAGCAAATTCTATTTGTATAAATGCGAGTGGTGCTGCTTTAAACCCTAATCAAGCAGGTTGTTTTATACGACCTATTCGTGGTGTGGCTCACGGTATTGGGGTGAATAGGGTTCATTACGACCCAGCGACATTTGAACTTACATACTCAACAACATAAATCCGCTACTGGCGGATTTCAATCGCATCTGCGACAATCTCGTCGTATGATATACCCATCGTCTTATGGATTTTTTCCATTCCCGCCTGAAACGCCGAGAGGTTCATATTGTCTTCAATCAGGCACAGCACCCGCCACACGCAAAACGCACCGCAGGTATTTACATTATTCCGTTTCTCCTGAAAATCCTTCTTGTTGTATATCACATCCCACCCGTCGGCATCCGCCTTATTCAAGAGGTCTTCCAGATAATTCGATGTCGCATCCACCACCACATTCTCTTCTGGCGAGTTCCATTCGAGAGGTGAGTTGGGTGAATAGGGTGATGTTCCGTAGGGGCAGAAAAACTCGATTGTATTTTCATATCTCATCACCGCGACCCAGTGACCGTTTTGAGGGGTATGCTCGTATAGTAGTATCATATAATCTCTCGGTTTTCGCAGTATCGCTTGAATTGATGGGTAGGATTTCAGTTCGCGAAACATAAAGATTTTCGCCTGTGGAAGATATACCTCCAAGTCGGCATCACTCATAGGTTCGGTAATAATTTTACGCAATTTCGGTTTGTCCTGTGCGGAACCAAATACAACTCCGTCCATTTTATCGTTTATATATACCCTTCTACTTTGTTTTTATTCTGTATCACATCGAAATTATATATAAAAACAAAGTTATACTATTATTCATAAAATCGATATCAAATGTCTCTTAACGCATTAGGTCCATCCCAACTCGCATTAAAGGCAGCATCCTCCGCCGTCGCTGGTTCTGTTTATTCTTTTACCTCTGGTAATTATGCTGGTGTTGGTTCGTCCGCTTTTGATGAGATTGTCGGTAGAACTGGTGCTCTCGTTGGTGGAACTATCGATATCCCTCTTTCTATTGCTGATATTCCATCCGCAACTGTTGCTGGAAATTGTATCGTCGAGGCGTGGTTAAATAATACTGCTTCTGGTGCTGGAACTACTACCGTCGGTGGCAAATATGTCGGTGTTATAGTTACCGCAGGTGGTCCTCCTATTACTTCGGCAATCCTCCGTATTAGTGCCCTCGCCGATACTGGTGCTCTCGTTGCCACATTCGTAGGACAACTCGGTTTCCGCGTCCTCATCCCTCGTAATGTCTAATGTGGTAAATGTGTGGATAATGGTTTAAACCGACTTTACTCTATAATATAAGTCCAAACGAATTATATTATGACCCCCAAGCCTTATACGAAGACCCCCTTTATGGAGGAGTTAGATAAAAAGATGACTGAATATGGTTTAACTACATCAAGTAAAATGACTTACCTTCGAGTGATTGAGTATCTCTCGGGAAAACCGGTAGAAGACCTCACATTCTTTCTGGACGCCGATGCGATTGAAGCAAAACTCGAACCCCTGAAACCAAATACCCGCCGTGTCTATTACACCAGCATCCACTCCGCTCTCAAACTCACCTACCCGATGCCGACAGAGCCGGAGGGCGAAATGATAAAACTCTACCACCGAAAAATGATGCGGATTGCGCACGAGCAAGCAGCAATCAGCAATAAGAAGTCCAAATCACAGGAGGAAAACTGGTTGGAGTGGGAGGATGTTGTGGATAAGTGGGACGAAATGAAGAAGGACTACGACCATCTCAAATCTCTCGGCGGTATATCTTATGACTACCAATATACATTCTTACTTCACTTTGTCGTCCTAACGCTTTATGTGAAACTCATACCCCGTAGAAACGCCGATTACTTGTATATGGTTGTGTCTCAAAAAACACCGGAGGTTTTAGACCCCGAAATTAACTATCTCATTCTGGATGATAAAAAGTTCATCTTCAACAAGTATAAAACCGCACAAAACTACGGAACAGCGGAGGTGAGTATTCCAGAAGAGGTAATAGATATTTTTTACTACTACATATTCTCTCGGGAGTGGAATACCGGATGTCTGCCCGTCATCAGCAACGACTTAAAAAAAGGGAAGACCATACCATTCCTTCGTATGTCGAACGGCAACCCGTTCCATATGGGGAACTCAATAACACGCCACCTCAACAAGATTTTCAAGCCAAAAAAAATAGGTTGCTGTATGTTGCGGACGATATTCGCAACTGAAATGCTCCTTGACGACCAAGAAAAGTCGAAGGCAATCGCAACAGCGATGGGGCATTCCGTATCAACCCAGCAAAACACCTATGTAAAGCAGTAGTCCCTTATTCAAATGGAGTTTCTTTCTCGCTTTCCTCCT